CAGATCAGATCTGACGATGGTGGTACCGTATCAGGCCGAATCAGTATGAATAATCCAAATCTACAACAGATACCCGCTCGTGATCCTGAGCTGGGTCCTATGATTCGCTCCCTGTTTCTACCTGAAGAGAATGAACAGTGGGCGAGTATAGACTTCTCGCAACAGGAACCACGGATCTTGGTCCATTATGCCCACGCTTACGGTAAATCCCAAGGCCATGACATGAAAGGTGTACAAGAATTTGTCGATGGATACCAAAATGATCCCGACATGGACTTTCATACCATGGTAGCCGACATGGCAAACATACCTCGTAAGCAAGCCAAGACTATAAATCTAGGCATGATGTACGGCATGGGGGTCAATAAGCTGTCAGATCAGCTCGATATACCCGTGGATGAAGCCAAAAAGCTCGTGAACCAGTACCATGAACGCGTTCCTTTTGTTAAAATGCTCATGCATGGTGTGATGAATAAGCTTAATTCACGACAGAGCTCAGGCTCTATCCGCTCTATCTTGGGTAGAAAGTGTCGATTCGATCTTTGGGAGCCCGATACCTTCGCGATGAACAAGGCCTTGCCCTATAAAGATGCGCTCAATGAACACGGCCCAACAACCAGACTGAAGCGAGCCTACACATATAAGGCACTAAACCGTCTTATTCAGGCATCAGCCGCCGATATGACCAAGCAAGCCATGGTAGATATCCACAGGCTGGGGATAACTCCGTTAATTCAGATACATGATGAGGTAGCTGTCTCCGTTTCTAACGATGATCAGATTGATTCGATCGTCCACGCCATGGAAAATGCAGTCAAATTAGGTGTACCGAGCAAAGTTGACGTAGAAATAGGCCCGTCTTGGGGCGAATCGAAATAAACGATTGACGTAATTATATATTCTCGCATATAATCGCGTAAAAGAGAAGGATTTATGCGATATGGATACAGAAAAATGGAAAAGCATTCTAGTTCCTAAAGATGTTTATTTAGAAATTAAGAAAATTGCGGCCAAAGAAGGCAGAACTTTGGGTGGACAACTACGGTTCATCTACTCTCAGTATGTTTCCGAGGAACAAAAGAGAGTAAAAGAGCTCGTAGATGCCGAGATGACCTTGAGAAAAGCCAAAGATCACTCTATTGCGGGTTGATTATCTTTATTCTGCATTAATTTAGACGCTTCCACGCCCATATTGTATAAAGCATCAGTCATAGGTCCATCAGATGCTTTCTTACCTCTTCCTGATAAAAAAACTTCTACTGGTGTATTTGTTACTGGATGAAATGAGACGGTTACCGCTAAACCTTCTCCTACGTCCGTGGTAACACACGGTCTTCTATTTGGTAAATTTGACATGTATTTCTCCTCTGAATATTACAGTCTATTCAAAAAATATTTTTTTGGTAGTCTTGACTTTCACTTTTTTTTAAAAACGTGCTATAATGTTTTTATGGACCCAGTTACTATATCACTCGCGATGGGAGTCGCGTCTAAGGCTTTCTCCGCTATTAAACAAGGATTCTCTGTCGGGCGCGATATAGAACAGATGTCTGGGGACATCGGCCGTTGGATGGGAGCTGTTTCAGATGTTGACAATGCGGAAAAGCAAGCCAAAAATCCTCCCCTGTTTGGCAAATTGTTTAAGGCTGGATCTATTGAGGAAGCAGCTCTCTCTGCTTATGCAGCCAAGAAGAAACTTGAGGAACAAAGGTACGAGCTCAAGACATTTCTAAACATGACCCACGGGCCTGGAGCTTATGAGGAGCTCCTACAGATGGAAGGTCAGATAAGAAAGCAACGACAAGAGACTGTATATAAACAACAACAGATGAGACGGCAGATTGGCGAAGCGGTAACATGGCTGGTTGTTATTGCTATAGTTGGTGGATTTGCAGTGCTAGTTGCATCTGTGCTTGTTAAAGAATCAAGAGCTGACGGTTATACATACAAACCCAAAGCATATACAAAACAACAACTTCAGAACCAAGGCAAGATCGAAAAAAAAAACTTACTACTTGCCGTTTAAAAAAAAGAATTATGTCCAAGTCAGGTCAGATGGCGTGTATCTATATAGGTAACAATCAGACTTACGAGATGATGATCGAATCGTGGTGCCCGAAACAATACAAATGTGTTTACAATCCATGGGGCAAGGAGCCCAACATAGACGATGTAATCAATTCTTTGAACAATGCCGTCAAGAATAAATGACTGTATATAGATATAAGGACTACAAGCTGGATAAAAACAACAGCTCCAAAGCCTATGTGTATTATAAAGATAAGCTCTTGTTTATGGGCGATAGTCGCACCGCCATAAAATTCTTTTGCAAAAACTGTCCTGACCCTGATTTACGGGCCAAATTAAAAAAATATAAATATATTAATATATGGGATTGACGGCATAAGTTTAATTTAGTAGTGTTTATTTGCGCTCTGGAGAGATACTCGGCAAACGATTCAATGTACTCCTATTCATTGAGGTTAAATTGCAAAACTTAGAAACCCGTTAGGCTATCCCTAGCGGGTTTTTTTGTGCTTGACATTGTATGCGATAAATCTTATTTAATATATGTGCGGATTGTTTAGCACGTTCAGGACTGTGATTTTACCTCCATTAAATCTTAGTGACGATACCTCAAAACAATCTGCACACCAACATTAACAAAGACTTGGAGGCTACAATGACAAAAAAACAAGATTGGGAAATAGAGCGCGAGAATCAACTCAAGAAAAAGCGCGAGCTTAGAAAAAAAGGTCTACAAGCCCTTACTCTCGAACAAATACAAGCGGTTCACGAGACATACGAGGCTTTGAACAGCGCCCTACTTAGTATAAGAGATTTAAATGATATTATGTTATCTGACGTTAAAGCTTTGGACGAGGCTTGTTGCAACTTGCATCACGAGTTTAATTTAAGGAGTGAAGACTAATGGAAGATGAGTATGTTTATGATCGTGATTGTAATGACTGCGGAGCTAAGACTTGTGCAGAAGTTGCTTTTTTCCATGACGATAAAGTATTTTGTGAGGACTGTTGTCCCGAAGGATATGGCGAATGATTAATCCTACAGAAAAAAAGAGGCGTGGTTATCTCATGCATTTTGAAGAAGGAGCTGAGGATGCTATCCTTTATCAACAGATGAATGAGGACAAAACCTCTTCTGCCTATTATAGACGAGGCTATGAGTTTGGGATGAGAGTTCATCTTAAAATAAGGAGTATAAAATGAATGCTCAAAACACAACCCATGCCGTAATGAGCCAACGGCATGAGGATAGCGATAGTCTGGATTATTTTCCAACTCCGCCTTGGGCTACCAGAGCTCTCTTCTGGCAAGTGCTCATGCAACCTCAGTTTGCATTGTTTCCTAGAATAGAAAAGTCTGACGATAGTTGTCTTGAACCAGCTTGCGGTGGTGGACACATGGTCAAGGTCCTTAGAGAACATTTCTCCAAGGTCGAATCATGTGACATAGCTGACTATGGTCAGGATCGTATCCAAGACTTTCTTGCCTTGGAGTATAGTCAGGTAATCGGTGCCTACGATTATATCATTACCAACCCACCCTTTAATCTAGCTGAAGAATTTGTCCGTAAAGCCCTTCCTATGACTAGGAAATGTGTGGCAATCTTCGCACGAACCCAATTTATGGAAAGTATAGGTCGATATGAAAGATTATTTAAACCAAATCCGCCAGCAATTATCGCTCAATTTAGTGAGCGAGTACCAATCGTTAAAGGCCGTCTGTCCGCAACTGCTTCGACAGCTACAAGCTACGCTTGGTTCATATGGAACGGCACTCAGCACAGCGATAAAACAACTGAAACAAAACTTTTCTGGATCCCACCATCACGAAGAATCTATGAAAAGCCAAACGACTATGAAGAACGTGTGGAAACTCCACATTCTCGACCCACGGGTCACGCCCCACAAACAGACCTTTTTGGAAAAACTGAAGGAGATATTTAAATGAAATCTTATGAAGAAGCAAAAAAATCTGCTGACCAAAAGATTGAAAGACTTGAGCTCTGTATCAAAAATGTAAAAAAAAATTATACATATGATTTTAAATGCCCTTCTTGTCACGAAATAAAAAAAAGAACGGTGTTTACTGCAAAAATAGGAAAAGGCAGAAAGTATTGTTCAGATGCTTGTAGAGCTTTTGCTCATAGAAAAAGACATGGAATGGTTGGAAGTACGCCAAAACAATTATTGGAAAAAAGACAAAACCGATTAAAAAGAAGAAAAAAAATAATTGAAATGAGAGAATCAGGGCTTTCCTTTAATGAAATTGCTAAAAAATTAAATGTAAGCCGTCAAAACGTCCATCAACTCTTTACAAGAGCTAAAGAAATTAATGAAATATTTTTGGAAATAGAGAAAGGAGCAAAAAATGAGCAAAGAAAAAACTTGGATTAATATTAACGAAATGCCACTATGGGCAGAGGCTATTTTAGAAATAGAAGGCCTTGTTAATGAGGAAGTATCCAAATTAAAAAAGGCAGATAATGCAAAAATGGCCACACTGTTAACAAATAGTCTAACTGTCATTAAACGAGGATATTAAATGCCAAAAAATTGTCTGGATTACTGCAAAGATTGCGGAATAAAACTAAAAAATACTAAACATCTCAGGACATATCCAAAATTATGTCCTGATTGTCGCGGATACCACCAGTCTACTAACGTAGGCGTAAGAGAAATCTGTAAAGAATTAAAAAAGAAAAATGAAAACCTACCCGATGATGACGATTGGTCAGCCTTGGATTGTCCCAAAGCCGTCAAAGAAGTCGAGTATGGTCGCGTGGTTAGAAAATCAAATGTCACGGCTCACGAAACAACGCTCAGTGAGATCATTATATGAGTGAGCTGATATGTAACCTTCCCGCCCAGAAAGTATATGTCAGGCGGGAATATTTAAGGGATTTGGAAGATGGATTTGGGGAGTTTGTCGATGGGGTCTGGGTCTCATGTAAATCTATACCTGGCAGAGCATTTTATTTTGAGACTTATCTGCCTCAGTATGGCGCTCTCTTTGACAAGCTGCCTATTAGCGCGTTTGTATCTAGACCTGAAATACCCAATCCTGACCTACCTCTTAATAATCTCCAGTTCTGGAATTGTATGGATTATGGTATCACTGCTATTCATAAGCAATTCATCGGTTCAATGGATTATGAAGTGCTAACAAGAGATTTTGGTATACAAAAAGGCGTTTATATAGCAACCCTAGATAATTATCATGCCGATGTTGATTCTATAGATTATAGTACAGCTGAAACACCTGATGAACATAAATCTTTTAATCTGCTTCAGCTGGATAATGGCCAGTTTTGTGTCTATCCAAATAATCGGATGAGAGTTTATGATAATAGTCTCACGCCTCACGAACCCTTACGGCCAGACTTCAAAGTTAGTACAATCGAGTACCAAGTCGAGAACGGGAATCAGACCCGACTCGGAGATACTGACGAATATTTTTGGAAAACGAAAAAAGAATCGTCCAGCTAAGTCATTGATTTTATTGAATAATTTTAATACTTGACTTTATTTTGTAATTTGATACTATTAGGTATGGGAGAAATCCTATATCTGTTTGACATAGTTGGTGATTAGTTTTGTAATGTTAATCTTTCATTATTTAATAGGAGAAAATTAATGAAAAAAAATTATACACTAAACAATGGTTATGCTTTTCTTGCAGTCGAAATGGGATTGCAAGGAGATTGGTCAAGAGATGTAGATTTACAAAAGTGTATTTCTAGAATTTCAAAAAGACCAACCTTTATAACTTTATATTATGCACATGATACAACTTCAGTTAGTGCATATGATGGAGGTTTGGTATTTTCATTTGAGCATAATGCCCCTATTTGTATGGGTATCTATGAAGTAAAAGGTAAAACATTTACTTTAAAAGGTTTGGATTTAAAAATGTCTAAAAAAATCCTTGATGAACCTTATGAGAATAACAAAGAGTTCATTGATAAATACAACGAAGATCTCTTAACTCAAAATGTAGGTAGAGGATAAATAACGGCCCTCGACAGAAATGTCGGGGGCTTTTTTGTTAATCTCCTTTATATATAGAGCTGAAAATAAAAAAAATATTTTTTGTTAAATATAGGTGTAACAGGTGTGATTTATGTAACACGTATCTGTAACCGTTATCACATAAGGGTTTTAGTGTTACATATTTCGTTACATATTTGATTTCAAAAATGTAACATTACAATATTAGATCGATTTTGGCCTTACTAAGGGCGAAAAAGTTTTTTGCAAAAAAATATTTTCTGCTGTATATATATAGGATGAATAACTTAAAGCCTTTGAAAAAGGGTCGAGGAAGACCAAAAGCTGATCTGCATAGTAAGCTTACTAGGAAACAAGAACGCTTTGTAAAAGAGATCGTTTCTAACGATGGAATGATAACTCATAGAGAAGCTGCGATTAATGCGGGATACCCAGCATCTTCAGCTCACACTAGAGCTTATGAAATGATGAACCCTCAAATCTGTCCACATATCTGTCGAGCTATTCAAGCTTATCGAGATGAGTTGGATGAGAAATATGGCATTACATTTAAAAGACATTTACGAGACCTACAAAAGATAAGAGATTTGGCTATAGATAATGGAGCTTATTCAGCCGCAGTTCAGGCTGAGTATAGACGAGGCCAAGCCAATGGTAATATTTATATTAACAAATCTGAAATCCGTCACGGGACTATAGATAGTATGTCTAAGGATGAAGTCCTGAAAGCTTTAAAAGAGTTGAGACAAAATGAACCGAGATACGCTGAAGAAGTTATTGAACACGAGGACAACAAACCCGACAAAAAAGGAAGCGGGTCTGTACGAACAATTAAAGAGAGCCTCACTACAATACAATAAACCAATACGACTAAGCAGAATAGAAAATTGGATGACCCTTGGCCTTCCTGATTTACTTATCTGTGATGACAAACATCAGTTTCATTTTGTAGAATTGAAATATGTAAAGTTTAATGCCGTCAATCTAAGCCCCCAACAAATTAGTTGGATAACTCTGCATAAAGACGCTTCCGTTTGGATATTAGTTAAAAGTACCAAAGGCCTTCATTTATATAGAGCTGACCAAGCCATAGAGCTGAAAGAACAAGGAATAAAATTAGAACCACATTTCTTTTGTCCAGAGCCTTTTGATTGGCAAAAAACTTTTGACTTGATCTTATAGAAAAAATCGCATATCGTTGTTTTAATTTAAACAAATAGCTTGGAGGCTAGATATGATACTATTTTGTGTAAAAACTCGTAATGGCGAGGATGAATACGAAAACTATGGTTATTATGAAACTTTTACTGTTAAGGATTTTGCATCTCAAAAACTTTCCGATGTAACAATATTATCAGAACACTATGATTATAAGTTCACCGATAAAGATGAAGAAAATGAAGGTGAATATTGGTATGGAGATAAAATTGTTTGGGTGGAGGGTGTATGGAAAATAACTCCTGAAGAGTTAAAAACCCTACATAAATTTGGAATAATTTATTACAAAGGAGGACAAGAATGACCAGAGTTAAAATTATATTTCCTAACGATGATTCGAGATGGAATTATGTCAGCGGTGCTTTTCCTAAAAATAAAGCGGAGGCTTATGAATGTTGGCGAGACATAGTATGTGGGTTAGCTCCTGAAAGCATTTATGAAGACGGGGAGCTGAGTACAACTGAGGCCAGAAGAAAAGAGCGGGGCATTTTACAAGATGCCAAGCTTTTGTTCACTCGTTTTCAATGTCCAAAAAGTCTTGCTGACGTTTGTGATTATGATCTTTCAAAGTATGTGGAGGCTTGATTATGGAAACTTATCCAAAATTAAATAGAACAATTAAACCCGCTTTCAAACCTATCCTAAAAAAAGCCGTAGCCTCAGCTCGGTATTTTAAAAATAAAAAAGAAACGGATATGTGGCACTGTGTTTGGCATGAGGGTAAACCCTATGACTATCATTTAATTCTAGATAACTATGGGGCTAACGATGAGCTTTTATATGAGGTTGATATATATTCTGTACCAAAGATGGAAGATGGAGAATGGGGCGGGCTAAATGATTTAGTATATTTACATACCCACACTTTTCCATATAACCCAAATCTTTTTGAAAAAGGAGAAATCAATGGATCAGCTTAAATTACATAATATTATTGAAAAAGCTCTAGAAAAAACTGAGGTTACTTTTGAATGTCACTATGTTGGCGATGAAGAAGAAAACGAAATATATTTTAAATTTTTTAATGTTAAGGAGGCTAACGATGAATAAAGAAGATAAAATTTTAAAAACTTTAAATACTGACTTTGGTCAGCTCAGGCTAACCAATACAATGTTAAACAAGGCGATAATAGACGCTAATACAAGTATCAGGAGATTTGCCAAATTATTTGGTATTGATTTTGATACAATGGTAAATGGCGAAAAGCATAAGTTATTGGCCTATTATGAAGATGATACGATTTGTACAATTTCATTTTACAAAACTGTAAATAGAGGCGATAGAAGATTATCTATTTCAGGGATAAAGAAAAAAGCCCAAATAAATGATTTGATAGCTTTTAATTATAAACGTGTAATTTTAGATAATGATTTACAAGAAAATGTAATTGTCATAAATGTAACGGCCAAAGCCGAGAATAGGAAAATTGCATAATGTTTTTAATTCATTTATTAGCTAAACTTTTATACGGGTCAGATTATGAAAAACATCTAAAAAACAAACCTATAAGGCGGAGGCGAAAACGATAACAAAAGGCGGGTATTTGACCCGCCTATTTTTTTATGTATAATGGGTATGGGATATTTGCGGATATTCTAGAATAAATCACATAATAGGAGAAATGGAATGAAAGATTGGGAAAGAAAACATAAAGAACTAGAAGAAAAATATTACCCCATTACATGGGATATTAATGACGGGCAAATTGAAATCCATTGTAAGGACGGAAAGTTATTGCCACTCGGTCACGAGATATACTCCATAGAGGCGAGCTTTATTCAAGATCAAATCAAGGACTATGGCCACTATAATGGCGAAATATGTTGTATTTAACAAGGGAGAAATGAAATGTTTTTATCTAATAAACAATTAAAAGAACTTAAAAAAAATAATTGGACACCTATGAAAACCGAGGACGGCACGGCTTGGTTTGGAGGCAAAACCCATAGCTCACTTGCCAAATATATTTCTAAAGATGAAATAGAAAATTTTCAGGACATAGATTTTTTAGTAATTGCTTGGTCAAATGTAAATGGTTTAAAGGAGGAAAATTAAAATGATTGATTTTACAACCGATTGGGAAAAAATGAGAGATTATTTTCAAATTTCAAAAGAAGAGTTTTTAGCCTCTTATTCTTATGTAACCGAGGCTGAATACGATGCAACAAAAAAAATAGTTGATGAAAAAGACAAACCATATAACAACGCTTTACATTATAAAAAAGCTTTAACTAACATACTTTTTTACCAAGCCGTAAATATGAGTAAATCAGAATTACAACCTGTACTTTTTATTGATGAAGAAGAAACGGATAATTGGTCTATTGAAAAATGTCGTATTCAATATGTTAAAGATCAACTTGAGTTTATAGACGGCGGTAACTTAGATGATGAAATAAATGAAACATGGAGGCTTATAAATGATTAAATTAGTCAAAAATTCTACTGCAAAAAAAACAACTTATTGTGCAGTAACTTATAGAGCGGGAGGACATGATAAATTTGCAACTTGCCCTAAGACTTGTAATTTAAAACCTGATAGCTCAAAGGGAGCTGAAGAAATAGATTATGGTTATTTAGATGCAGTATCTGATTCCGTCCCAAAAGGCGGCGTTAGTTTTACTTACTCACATTTTAATCCTAGTTTTTGGAAACATAAATTAAAAGCGGGTAAAACGGCCATAAACTATTCAGCAAAAAATATTGCTGATATGCTTTTACATTCGTTCGTACCCGTAGTTATAAATGTTAAACAAACATTCTGGAAAACAAATGGTAAATCAGAAACGCTAAATGATTTTAAAATTGTTAGATGCCCTGCTGAATATAACAATTCTAATTGTAGGGACTGCGGAAATGGAAAACCATTATGTAGTCGTATTGATAGAAATTTTGCTATTGGATTTACCGACCATGGGACGTATAAGAAAAAAGCGGGTAGTGAAACAGAAAACGGCGGGTGTTATGCAACGGCGGGTAATGTTAAATTACATTGGGAGGCAACAACCAAAGGAGCTGATACTGAGCGGGACGAAATACAGTTATTAAGATTTGCTCAGGAACTACCCTATGGAACAGTTTTAAGACATCACATAGCGGGAGATTTTGGAAAATGTTAAATGAATATTTTATTTATGACTTTTCTGGAGTTAAATTATTTTCTAAATCTTTTCAAACTTTTCAAAAAGCTTTTGATTTTTGTTTAGATAATTTTGAAACAGATGAAGAGTTAAACGAAATTATTATAAGGGAGTTTATATAATGGCTATACGTACTATTGGAGATTTAATTCTCGAACTTTCAGGCTATCCACATAATACAAGAATAGACTTTGTTATGTTAGGCGAAGATTGGGAAGATTGTTGTTATGATACCCCTTTAAATGCAAAGGGTATCGTGGGTAGCGGAGACACCTTTGATACTGACGTTAAATATGTTGAACTAGGCTTGGAAATTGATAACGACACCTAGCTTTCAAAAATTCAATTTGACTATGTATAGAATAAATTGCATATTAAGAGCGGGAAATAATTCCCGCTTTTTGCATTTTAGAAATAGGAGATAAACATGCATAATATAGAAAACGAAAATAACACTTTAGAAAAGCTTTTAATCCGCATTAAAGATACCAATGCTAGGAAACAAGATTTTATAGCTCCAACTAAAGAACTTCAATTTAGAACTATTCAGGACGTTCCACATACACAAAGCGAAATTGTTATAGAGGGTAACGGCGGGGAGCCGACACGCTTTTTAAAAGTTAATGATTTATGTTTTGATCAAATAGCCCAAAAGAACGGGTTAGACGTAAGAACGGCGAGGCGTTTACAATCTGAATATTCTAGAGAGTATGACTCATTAACAAATGCTATTTGGCAAAAAGAAAATTCTAAACGTATGATTAGAACGTATGATGATTCACACCAAGGCATGAATCCAAGCGGTACGGCTAGAGCTTTTTTATCTGATAAATTTAAAACTTTTGATAATTCTGATTTGTTAGAGTCTGCATTGCCTCAGTTAATGGAATCGGACGCTTGCTGGAAAATTGTTAATTGTGCAATCACACAAAAGAAAATGTACATACGTTTAAAATCTGAACTCATAACGGGAGCGGGTGCAAATGTTAATGACATTATGGCGCATGGAATAGGGCTTTCTAATAGTGAAACGGGAGCGGGCAGTATTTCAGCTTTTGGAATTAATTGGACGTTAGCTTGCCTTAACGGAATGCAGACACAAAACATAACAAGAAGATCTCATATAACGTCAGCGCGTGACGGGGATACTTGGAATATTTTGACCAATGAAACTAAAGAGGCTGATAACCATAGTCTAAAATTACAACTGCGGGACATTGTCAGCTCATATGCAAGCCGTGAAACTTTTGACGAAAATTTAGAA